ACAAGTCTCTAGCCAGAGATAAAAACAAAGAAAATTGGTGCAAGCTAAACTCAATAAAATTTGTTGCGTTAAAATATTCGGAGTCTGAAAATGAGTGGCGAGAATCCCTACTCAATTGTTGATTTAAACCAACTACATGAATACCTCGTTAGGTACACTGAGGAAGAAGGTTTATATCATGCAGATATCAACGATGAAGTAAAAACAATACTAAACTTCAAAGCTGAAGACTTAAAAGAATTAAGCGCTTCCGATTTGTATATAGCTTCCTGTCTAGTAACAACCTACACTACTTATGTAGTATCTAGGCTAGGTTATCATGAGTCTATATTTAAGTGGTGTAAAGATACTATAAAAAGAATTGTCGCTAAAAATTCAGACCAATATGATAAGTATACTAAATACGAACAGAAGGTTGAGCTTATTATTATGTCTGATGATTTTGCCACGAAGGTTGACAAGACAAGAAGGTTCGCTGAGTACAAAGTCTTTATGATTAAAGAAAAGTTAGAAGACTTAAGATCATATAGCGACAGATTAGAAAGACTAGGAAGGATAAGAAACTATGACACCTCTAGATAAAATCAAGAAAGGAATCATGGATACCAAAGCCTCACTGGAGAAAGAGTCACAAGAGAAACGAAAGAAGAAGTCAAAAGCCAAGAAGTGCAAGAGCCGATGCCAGAAGTGCAAGAAGAGCAAGTAAATAAGTATCAAGACTTTACAGCTCCTATTAGAAGACAAACATCTGAAAAATCAAAATACACAAAGAAAGAACAAATTGTAGTAGGAAAAAACACCTTTGTAGATACAGGCGAAGATCATAAAGCCAAAGCCGACTCTACCCCAGATTATGTTCCGACCCCACGAAATAGACCTCCAGCACAGACAGTGAAGGTAAAATGTCACACCTGTGGTGCTGAGGATGAAGTCAAGCAGGGTACAGTTTATGGAACTTTTTATCGTTGTGGTAGATGCGTAGGTGGATAATGAAAGAAGAAAAGATATGTAGTGTAGCTTCTGAGAGAGCTGTGTTAGCTGGTATGATTAAGCATGGAGCTGACGCTTTTATTGATGTAGATGGAATTATTGATGTAGGATGTTTTGTATTTGAGGAAAATGCAATAGTCTATCAGTGCTTAAAGCACGTTCTTGAGAGTAGCTCGGTGGCTGATTTGCCATCTGTTTTAAGTGCTGCTCAAAGTTTGAGTCTTGACTCTGCTTTTAGAGACAAGGTGCCTGATAACTATATCAAGGCATTAATCAATTTTGATATTAAACTAGAGAATGTTAGGCATCATGGAGCAAAGCTAAGAAGGCTACAGGTAGCTAGAGACATTAGACTTAGAGCTAGAAAAGTAATATCAGATATATCTGATGTCACAGGCGATGAAACAATAGATAAGCTTATTAGTATAGGTGAATCGCCATTTTTTGAACTATCGACAACATTAAATAGCTCTGTGCAGGATAAGCCTGTATCTCTTGGTGATGGTGTAGACGAATATATAAAGTATCTCACAGAAAACAAATGTGACATGCTGGGTATTAGTAGTGGCTATACAAGATTTGATTCTGCTATTGGCGGCGGTTTTCGTCGCAAGTGTGTGGACTTAATTGCTGCTAGACCAAAGACTGGTAAAAGTATGCTTGCTGACAATGTTGGCTTTCATATAGCTGCTAATCTGAATATACCAGTGTTGATATTAGACACTGAAATGTCAAAAGAAGATCATATGAATAGGCTTTTATCAAAGTTTAGCTCTATACCTATTAATGACATTGCAACTGGTAAATTCTCAGAAAGCAGTGCTGGTAAAGAAAAAGTTGATCAAGCTGCGGCTAAATTTAGTGAAGCGCCTTTAGACTATATACCAATTGCTGGCAAGCCTTTTGAAGAAACTTTATCTATCATGCGTCGATGGGTAGTTAAGAATGTCGGCTTTGATGAAAACGGCAGGACTAACGACTGTATGATAATATATGATTATCTGAAACTGATGCACTCTGCCAGCATAAGTGATGGCATGAAGGAGTTTCAAGTTTTGGGTTTTCAAATAACCCAACTGCACAATTTTACAGTGCAGTATGATGTGCCTTGTTTGAGTTTTGTGCAACTTAACAGAGATGGTATTAGTAAAGAGTCTACAGATGTTGTTAGTGGCTCTGATCGTCTTGTGTGGCTTTGCTCAAGCTTCTCTATATTTAAGAATAAGTCTGATGAAGAAATAGCTGAAGACGGAGGCAAGAGCGGAAACAGAAAGCTGATACCCATAGTCGCCAGACATGGAGGAGGCTTAAGCGATGATTATGACTATATCAATATGAACATGCGTGGCGAAATAGCCACTATAGAAGAAGGCAAAACAAAAAGTGAACTGTTGAGGTCTGGAGATAAAGAGCAAGACGGTTTTGATAATGTCGTTGAAAAGAAAGAAAACTTTAGTTTTGACGCTTCTGACCTATCAGAGGAGCAACCTTTTTAATGGATCAAAAATATATAGCACAAATCTCTGAAGCACTCGGTCATCAAATGAGAGAACTTCTTGTTTATTTTGATGTTGAGTTTGAAGATCAAGATAATTTGCTAGTCGGTGTTTGCCCCATCCATGATGGGGCAGACAACCCGACCGCTTTTACTGT